AATCTATCGCGAGCTAGTCGGCTGCTCGAAGGAGATCATGATCACCAACCGGGCGCCCAGCGGCACCATCGTGATCGAAGCCCCGACCATCACGGCCAAGGACTTCTTCACGATCGCTACCGGCAGCAGCACCGGCAGCATCACCTTCCAACACGGCACCACCGGCGGCAACATTGCCACGGTGACCACTGCTCAGTCCGACCTGGGCAACCTGACCTATTCGGATCAGGATGGCGTGCAGATGCTGAACATGCCGTTTATTGCGGTTCCGACCAGTTCAGGCAATGATGAGTTCAGTCTCGCCTTCACCTGACCTTGGCGTTTGTTCTTAAGCAGTCGGACACCTACTCGTGGCCGGTCGCCTTCGATCTTCCTGTCGATGGTGGCCGCCATGAGCGTCAGACCTTCGACGGGGAGTTCAAGCGCCTCCCACAGAGCCGCATCAGGGAGATCGGCCAGCAAATTGAGGCTGGCGAAATTATCGACGGCGCGATCGCTGCGGAGGTACTGGTCGGCTGGTCTGGTGTGACCGATGGCGATGGCAAGGATGTGCCCTTCAGCCAGAAGGCGCTGGATCAAATGCTGGACATTCCGCTGCTGGCGACGGCTGTGGTGATGGCCTACTTCGAGAGCCTGCAGGGAGCTAAGCGAAAAAACTGATCGAGGCCGCTGAGCATTGGGCAGGCGGTGGCGTTGTGGACGAAACCGCCGACGATGCCGCGGCCTTTGGTTTCGATCTGCCGGATCTGCCGCCGCCACCGGATGAAGATTTCGGAATCCTGCCCGAGAACTGGCCGGCGGTGCAAATGTTTCTCCGTGTGCAGACGCAGTGGCGCACCACGATGAGTGGCGTGATCGGATTGGACTATGCAGCGGTGCGTTGGCTGTTTAAGCTGTACGACGTAGAGGAACCGCGCGCGCTGTTGGAGGACCTGCAAATCATGGAGGCCGCAGCGATGACCGTGATCAATAAGCAGGGGGCATAACCATGGCCATGAACATGGAGGCAATGCTCAAGATTCGAGCAAATGTCCTCGGAGAGAACAATATCCGGCGCCTTGGCAACTCCATGCAGGGAGTCCAAGGACAGGTTAAAAATCTTGCAATGTCATTCGAAGGCTTGCGCGCAGCCGTTGGCGGGGTCGCCGGCCTGATCGGCGGTGGCTTGATTATTAACAAAATATTTGGTGATGCAGCGACATTGGAGAGTCAAGCTCGCAGCCTGCAGGTTCTAACCGGCAGCGCGACTCAGGCATCTCAAATCATTCGAGAACTGCAAAGTTATGGAGCATTAACTCCGTTTGAGTCGACTGAGCTGATCGAGACGGCAAAACGCCTAAATGCCTTTGGAGTTGAATCGAGTCGAGTTGTTGATGTTGTAAAAACGCTCGGCGACGTAGCTGGCGCAACCGGAGCCAACTTAGGTGAACTTGCGACGGCCTACGGTCAAGTGGTGGCTAAGGGACGGCTACAGGGCGAGGAGCTGCTGCAATTCCAAGAGCGTGGCGTTGCGCTCTCGGCTGAGTTGCAGAAAATGTATAAGCTGCAAGGCCAAGAATTTACCAAGGCACTCGAAGGCGGAAGAATCAGCGCCCAGGCTGTTGAGGTTGCAATTCAGCGCCTTACCGCGGCCGGCGGCAAATATGCTGATGGTGCTATCGCTCAAAGCGATACGCTAAACGGTAAATTCAGCACACTCAAAGATAACATTACAGGTCTCTCGCAAACAATCGGAACTGTTCTGGGTCCCGCTGTTAAAGCAATTCTAGATTTAGCAATCAATGTAATTGATACAATCAACAAGGCCATCAAGCTGGCCATTAGTGGTCCTCAGCAGGCAGAGGCAACAGCATCTATCCGCGCTGGTCAGTTGCCATTTGGCGGAGCTGCAGCTGTTGATCGCATCATTGGTGAGCAACGTCGGCGAGCACTTCAAAAGCAGGCGGGCGGCGCTTTTTTAGGTCTTGGTTTTAATGAGCAGAACTTTATCAAACTGCTACAGCAGCAGCCTGAATTTTCTGCCCGCGGACAACGGCGCGCCACATTGCCAGCTACTCCTCCGCTGCTGCCTGGTCGCGCGTCGGGCAGTGATGCTGCCAACAAGGAAAAAGCAGCACAAAAACGTGCTGAGGCTGAGCGTAAGCGAATCGCGGAAGGCATAGCATCTTCGCGTGAATCACTAACGCAATCGAGGGCGGAACTGGCGATTCTTCGCGAAACCGATCCTCTCAAAAAAATCCAACTTGAATACGCCGAAAGGCGTCGTGCAGTAATTGCCGCTGCTAACAAAGAATTGAGCCAGCAGCTACCGATTGAACAGCAGGCCAATATCCAGCGCAAACGCAATGTTGATATTGATAGGCTCAAGATTGAAAAAACCAACGCACTCATCGAAAAATTCAAGGAACTGAAGGGCGCTGGTTTTGAAGCTGCCATGGGCAGCGACCTGTTTTATGTATCAGTTCAGAAAACCACTTCAGCGATGGAGGACTTCCGCGCTGGCATCGGTTCTTACATTGAAAGCATCGGGACATTGGGCGCCAACCTGAGCAATGTCACTCAGACCGCCTTCAAAGGTCTCGAGGATGCCATTGTTTCGCTGACGACCACCGGCACCTTCAATTTCCAGCAGTTTGCGCTCTCAATCATTGAGGACATTACGCGCATGATCACGCGCCTCTACATCATTGCCCCGATTTTGCAATCTCTTAAGAATCTTGGCGGTGGCGCTGGTGGTGGGTTGCTTGATGTGGCCAGCTCGCTCAGCAAGACGATCGGCTTTGGCGTAAATGCTATGGGCAATGTGTATGCCCAAAACGGCATCCAGAAGTTCGCGCGTGGTGGCATTGTCGACAAGCCGACGATGTTCCCCTTTGCTAAGGGCATCGGCCTGATGGGTGAGGCCGGACCTGAGGCGATCATGCCACTGCGCCGTGGCCGTGATGGACGGCTTGGTGTTTCAGGCGGCGGTGGACCTGTGACTGTGAATGTCAGCGTTGACGCCACTGGTTCAAGCGTGCAAGGCAATGGATCTGATGCCAATGCATTGGGGCGCGCTGTTGCCAGTGCGGTGCAGGCAGAATTGATTAAGCAGAAACGACCCGGAGGACTGTTGCGCTAATGGCTACCTTTACCTATACGCCGAGCTTTGTTGCATCTGAACAAAGCGCACCAAATGTCAGGACTGTTCAGTTTGGCGATGGCTACAGCCAGTTCTTGAGGTTTGGCTTGAATACGAACCCTAAGACTTGGCAGCTCACGTTTGAAAATCGCACTGATACGGAGCGCGAGAATATCGTCGCGTTCTTGGACGCAGCCGGTGGTTGGGACATATTCGACTGGACTTCACCTCGCGGAATAGCTGGCAAGTACGTTTGCCAAGATTGGTCTGTGGATATGTTGAGCTGCAACAACAACACGATTCGCGCCACCTTCCGCCAGGTCTATGAGCCATGAGCAGCATTGTCAGCGGCCTTCAGGATCTCAGCCCCACATCCATCATCGACCTGTACGAGCTGGAGCTGTTCGCAGCTTTGCATGGCGCCAACGAGACCTACCGCTTTCACGCTGGCCTAACGCTCAAAACCCCAAACACTGGCGTCACTTGGAACAGCAACCAGTACACCCGCTATCCCATAGAGGTTGAAGGCTTCGAGTACCGAGGCGACGGTCAACTGCCCAGGCCGAAGATCCGCGTCTCCAACCTGTTCAGCCTGCTATCGCTGGTGATGATCGAGATCAATGCTGACAACCCCGGCAACGATCTCTGTGGAGCCAAGGTCACCCGCATCCGCACGCTGGCACGGTATTTAGATGCCGTTAATTTTCCCGGTAACGTCAATCCTTACGGCACCCCAGACCCCACGGCAGAAGCCCCGCGAGAGATTTACTACGTAGACCGCAAGGTCACCGAAAATCGGAACCTGGTTGAGTTTGAGCTGGTTAGTGCGTTTGACCTTGCTGGAGTGCGTGCCCCCAAGCGGCAGTGCATCGCCAACATTTGCCAATGGACTTACCGCACCTACAACGCAGCTACATCGTCGTTCGATTACACCAGCGTAATCGGCTGTCCCTATACCGGCTCAAACTACTTTGACGCCAACGACAACCCGGTCGCCAGTGCTGCTCAAGATGTTTGCGGCAAGCGCCTTAGTAGCTGCGAAAAACGCTTTGATCCCAATGCTGATGCCGGCGTGCCATTCGGCAGCTTCCCGTCCATCGGCACCTACATCGGATGATCGCCTGGAAAGCGGCTGCCCTGGAGCACGCCAAAGCTGAATACCCGCGTGAATCCTGCGGGCTGGTGGTCATCATCAAAGGCCGCAAACGCTACTGGCCATGCAAAAACCTGCTACCGGGCAACGACCTGTTCATGCTGGATCCGCTGGACTATGCAGCCGCCGAAGATGCCGGCGAGATTGCTGCTGTTGTCCACAGTCACCCGGTCACCCCACCCCAGCCCAGTGAGGCTGACCGCCTGGCGTGTGAAAAATCCGGCCTGCCTTGGCACATTGTCCAACCCATCCAAGAAACCTGGGGCGGCTGCGAACCCTGTGGCTACAAGGCACCGCTGATCGGACGCCCGTGGGTCTGGAGCGTGACCGACTGTTGGACGCTGGCACGTGACTGGTACAAGGAAGAATGGCAACTGGAGCTGCGCGACTGGGACCGCCCGACGCTGCCTAGCGAGTTCGACGCCGACCCGATGTTCGACCGCTGCTACAAAGACACCGGCTTCACCAACCTGCCACCAGAAACACCCCTGGAACGCGGCGACCTACTGCTGCTCAGCTTGAACTCACCAGGGCTAAACCACTGCGGCGTCTACCTTGGCGACGGGTTGTTCCTGCATCACATTAGTGGGCGGCTCAGTAGCCGTGATGTGTACGGCGGCTATTATCAAAAGAGCACAGGCCGTGTCCTGCGGCATACGAGCAGGCTGTGACGATGCTTCGCAAGATCAAGGTCTACGGGGCACTGGCGAAGTTTCTGAAGCGTCGCGTGTTTCGCGCTGAAGTTGCCAACCCCGCCGAAGCCGTCCGCTTCCTAATTGCGAACTATCCGCAACTGCGCGAGCACATGCGCGATCAGCACTACAAGGTGCTGGTATCCAACACGGCACTGGAGATTGGTGATCAGCCTGAGCAACTCGGCTACCCGATTGGCGCACTCGAAGAGGTGAAAGTCATCCCGGTGATGGTTGGTGCAGGTGGCAGCACGGGGCAGATCTTGGCTGGTGTGGGACTAATTGCAGCAGCAATTTTGCTTGCCCCAGTTGGAGGTGGTTTTCTGGGCTTAGGGGCAAACGTTGCCGCTGGAAGTTTCACCCTGGGTGCTAGCGCATCTGTGGCTATCGGTGCTATCGGTGCAGCAATGGTTCTTGGCGGCGTATCACAGTTGCTAACACCCGTGCCCGCTACTGCTACTGGTGCTGACAGCGAACAAGACCCACGCAAGTCGTACAGTTTCTCTGGCATCCAAAACGTCAGCCGGCAAGGTATACCAGTGCCGATTGTTTATGGTGAAACGATTGTTGGTAGCGTCACAATATCCAGCACAATTTTGTCTGATGATCCTGAATCGAGTGTGTACTAATGAAAAACGACGATAAAACGATCATCGGCGCAGGCGGCACCAGCTCTGGCAAGGGAGCAGGCACGGGTGGTGCTGGTGGTGCAAGCGTTCCTAGGGATAACCTTAACTCTGTCCAATATGCCCGCCTGCTGGAACTCATCAGCGAAGGCGAAATTGAAGGTTTCCCTTCTGCCCGCAACTACACAAAAAACACAGCGGATTACAACAACGCAGCGTTAAAAGATACGTTTATCGACAACACCCCGGTCCTGCGTCAGGACGCTGTTATCGGCTCTCTTCAGGATGCAGACTTTAACTTCAAAGGTGTTCTCAACTATCTGCGCTTTGGCACGCAAAATCAAACCTGGATCACGGGATTTAGAGCAAGCGAAACACCGGAAAACGTCGGCTCGATCATTACCTACACCACGCCAGTAACAAGAACAATCACCGACACCGAAGTCGATGCTGTTCGCGTCACGATCAACCTGCCCCAGCTTCAATTCTTCAAGTCAGACGGATCTGTTGTTGGCACGCAGGTCAATATTCGAGTCGAAGTTTCATACGACGGTGGCGCTTATTCAACCGTCATCTCCAGCGCCGATAGCAGGATGATATTTCTGGGTCGTACTGCTGATCTATACCAGCGTTCTTTTGTTGTTGATCTGACCCCCGGCTGGACCAGCAGCGCCGCTGTTCGCATTGTTCGAGAAACTCCAGACGCCCCTACCGGAGATCCAGCCAACTCCACCCGTGTTGACAAAATTTACTGGGGTTCATATTCAGCAATTAAATACTCAAAGCTGCGTTACCCCAACAGCGCACTGGTGGGTTTCATCCTGCCCGCAGAACAGTTCGGCAGCATCCCCAGCCGCGCCTTCCGCGTTCGCGGCATCAAAGTAAAAATCCCCAGCAACGCCCGCCCTGCCCTGGGACCAAACGCACGCGGCGCCCTGATTTTTAAGGATGAGCCCTGGGATGGCACCTTCACGCAAAGCACCAGCGGCGGCTTTACTTTCGGTGGCACGCAATGGACTTCAGATCCTGCCTGGATCCTGTGGGATCTGTTGAACTCAAAACGGTACGGCTTCGGCGATCACATTGACACCACCAAGCTGGACAAGTGGTCATTTTTTGAAGCCAGCCAATACTGCTCGGCATTAAATACACGACCCAACGGAACAACAGACGACTATCACCCGCAAACTGGCCGACACGGTTTACCAAGTCCGGGCAGCAGTACCGATCCGAGCGAAATTTACGAACCCCGCTTCTCCTGTTCGGTCAACATCCAAACGCAAGAAGAGGCGTACAAGCTCATTAACGACATGTGCTCCACGTTCCGAGCCATGCCGTTCTGGAGCACTGGCACGCTAACGATTGCCCAAGATCGTCCCACTGACTTCAGCTATTGCTTCACGCCCGCCAACGTCATCAACGGCGACTTCACCTATAGCGGCAGCAGCCTCAAAACCCGCCACACCGTCGTGCAGGTGTCCTACATGGACCTTGACGCCCGCGACGTTAACTACGAAGTAGTCGAAGACGCCGAGGCCATCAAAAAGTACGGCGTCGTTAAAACCGACATTTCGGCATTTGCCTGCACCTCTCGCGGTCAAGCCCGCCGCATCGGTGAGTGGCTGCTGTACTCGGAACAAAACGAAACCAACACCATTTCATTCCAGGCCTCAGCCGATGCGGGCATCATGGTCCGCCCTGGTGATGTGGTGCAGGTCTACGACCCGGTGATTAGTGGTGAGCGAAGAGGCGGCCGCGTCAAAACTGCCACCACCACCCAAATCCTGATTGACGACACAACTCAAACCGTCATACCTACCAGCACGCTCAACCCGGTCATCCGTGTGCTGCTGCCTGATGGAACGTTTGGCTCAAGCGTGATCGACAGCCACTCCGGCAACCTGATCTACCTGCAAACCGCACTGACCGCCACCCCACAACCCGGCGCGGTGTTTGTGATCAGCTCGGACGATGTGCGCCCAACGCTCTGGCGCGTGCTGTCTGTCACCGAAGAAGAAGGCGCCCTGTACACAATCACCGGCCTGGCGTATTCGCAGCAGAAATACAACTACGTGGAGCGCGATCAGCCGATTCCGGTACGTGACATCACCAACCTGAACGTGCCGCCCCCGGCCACCAGCAACATCCAGGCCACGGAGTATCTGTACGAAAGCAACGGCCAGGTGGTCTCCAAGATCATTGTGAGCTGGCAGGCAGTCCCACAGGCATATCAATACCGCTTCCGCTATCGGGTTGCTGATGGTAACTGGACAACCGCATACCCCAAAGCACCTGAATACGAAATTGTCGAGACCGATGTTGGCCGTTATGAGTTTGAGATCACCACTGAAAACTTTGCCCGCCGTGGATCCAACGCTGCTGTCGCCACATTTGACGCCATCGGCAAAACAGCACCGCCAAGCACCATCCCGGATTTGTTTATTGCACCAATCGACGACAAAAACGCTGAGCTGTACTGGCCTCAGGCAACCGACATTGACGTAAAAATCGGCGGTCAAATCCGCATCCGCCATAGCCCCCTGACTGATGGCACCGCCACCTGGGGACAGGCAAACGACATCGTGCCCGCCGTCGCAGGCAGCAGCACCCGGAAGATCGTGCCCTTGCTGGAAGGCACCTACTTCATCCGCGCCGTTGACTCCACCGGCAACGAATCTGCTGGAACGGCAACCGTAATCGTCGATCTGCCGGCACCGCAGGACACGCTGCTAATCCAGGAATACCGCGAAGAAGACAACAGCCCGCCATTTAACGGGACTGTGAACAACATGTCTTACAACGAAGAAGAGCTGGGTCTAATCCTGGCCTCTGACACGTTGGTGGATGACATGGCCACTGACGGCAACTGGGACGCACTGAGTCTGATCGACTACATCGGCGGCGCCGCCAGCTCCGGCAGTTACCAATTCGCGGAAACCTTGGATCTTGGCGCGGTCTACGACATCGACCTGCGGACCATCCTGAAAACCCGCGCCTACGAGCCAGGCAACTTGTGGGATGACCGCCTAGAAGACATCGACCTGTGGGACGACATCGACGGTGATGACCTTGGCGCGGCTAACTGCTCGCTTTATGTCCGCACCACCAGCGACAACCCCAGCAGCAGCCCGACCTGGGGGCTATGGCAGCCGTTCGTCAACAACACCACCCGTGGCCGGGGCTTCCAGTTCAAGGTGGAGGCCACCAGCAACAACCCCGCCCAGAACGTGGTGATCGAAGAGCTGGGTGTGATTACAACCTTCCAACGGCGTATCGAAAGCGAGCGCAACAAAACCAGCGGCGCTGCAGCGTATGCGGTGACATTCCCGACCGCCTTCTACGGCACACCAAGCGTGGGCATCACGGCTCAGGATATGGCGACCGGCGACTACTTCACGGTGAGCAGCATCAGCCGCACTGGATTTACAGTGACCTTCAGGAATAGTGGAGGTAGCATGGTGAGTAAGGTCTTCGACTACCAGGCTGTCGGCCACGGCAGGCAAATCGTATGAGCCAGGCAACCGATTACGTATTAGCCAACCAAAGCGGCGCCAACTTCCGGACGGAACTGAACTCCGTGCTGGCGGCTGTTGTCAGCCAGAACAGCGGCTCCACCGCCCCGTCTACCACGTACGCCTATCAGTGGTGGATCGACACCGGCGTCAGCCCGGCACTGCTGAAGCTGCGTAATGGTGCCAACTCTGCCTGGATCACGATTGGCGATGTAACCGCCACCAACCTCGGCCTGGTCAGCACGACTGGTGCGACCTTTACGGGTGATCTGACGCTTAACGGTCAGAGCGATGTGCGCTTTGCTGACAGCGACAGCAGCAACTGGGTGGCGCTGCAGGGTGCCGCGACCATCGCCAGTAACGTCACCTTCACGCTGCCCAACGCTGACGGCACCACCGGCCAAGCGCTGAAGACTGATGGCTCTGGTGCGCTGGGCTGGGCAACCTTTGCCGCGTTGGCGACGGCTCAGACCTTCACCGCAGCTCAGCGTGGCACGATCTCGGCGCTGACCGATGGCGCGACGATCACCCCGGATTTTGCGGTGGCCAACAATTTCAGCGTCACGCTCGGCGGCAACCGCACACTGGCCAACCCGACGAACCTGACTGCTGGGCAGAGCGGTGTGATCTGGGTGTCGCAGGATGGCACCGGGTCGCGGACGCTGGCGTATGGCAGCCACTGGGACTTCACGGGTGGCACCGCGCCAACACTTACGACCGCCGCTAATGCTGTGGATGCGATTATTTACGCGGTTCGCAGCACAACTAGCATCGCCGCAACACTGATCACCAACCTGAGCTGATGACTGTACCCGGCAACGTCAACGAGCTGCTGCTGCGTACTGCTGCCGCTGCAGGTGGGTACACCATAGAAAGAAGCGTTCGGCTAAATTCAGCAGACTCGGCTTATTTTTCCAGAACTCCGGCATCTGCTGGTAACCGCAAGACGTGGACGTGGAGCGGGTGGGTAAAGCGTTCTGCCTTAAGTGGAGTCCGGCAGGGAATTTTTGGATCTATTGCCAGTGATGCGTCGGCGTATTTGTACCTTGAGTTTGATGCGTCTGAACAAATTACTGTTTATGATTCAAACGCAGGTGGCGCGGCTAGAACAACCTCTGCTGTTTATAGAGATGTTTCGAGCTGGTATCACATTTTGCTGGCATACGATACAACGCAATCAACGGCAAACAATCGCATACGGCTTTATGTAAATGGAGTTGAAGTAACTACTTTTTCGGTTACGGCTAATCCAACGCAGAACTCTGATGGGCGCGTGAATACCGCAACCGCGCACTCAATCGGAAGTTATCAGCCTTACACAGTACCTTATTACTTTTCCGGCTATTTAGCCGACATCTACTTCATCGACGGCACCGCCCTGACCCCCAGCAGCTTCGGGGAGTTTGACGCCACGACCGGCGTATGGGTGCCGAAAACCCCAACCGGCCTGACATACGGCACCAACGGCTTCCACCTTGATTTTGCGGATAACAGCAGCGCCGCTGCACTCGGCTATGACGCCGCTGGATCCAACGATTGGACCGTCAACAACCTGTCCGTAACTGCTGGCTCCGGCAACGACAGCCTGCGCGATTCACCCACGAACGGCACGGCAAGCACCGGCGGCGATGCAGGTGGCGTCACCGTGGGGAATTACTGCACGCTTAACCCACTGATTACAGTCACGGGCACGCTTTCAAACGGCAATTTAGATTTTTCTTCCGGAGCACAATACAGGTCAGCGTTTTCTACATTTGCTGTCACAACAGGGAAATGGTATTTCGAAGGTACTGTCACAAACTTTGTCGCGGATGCATTGATTGGAGTTGCTTACGATACTTTGCCGTCGTCTTCATACGTAGGCAGTAACGCTACAAGTTGGGCATACGAAGCCGCGACTCCAGCAGTATTTAACAACGGCGCCGGCACGAGTTTTGGTAATACATACACCACTAACGACATTATCGGCGTTGCTTTTGACGCTGATACTGGAAAATTGTGGTTTGCCAAAAATGGCACATGGCAAGGTTCAGGCAACCCAGGTGGAGGCACTAATCCAGCGGTAACAGTAACCACAGGCAAAACTTATTTCTTTGGGGTCAGCGGTGGCAATGGTGGTGCTTGGTCTACCAACTGGGGTGCTCGCGCCTTCGCCTACGCCGCCCCCAGCGGGTTCAAAGCACTCTGCACGGCCAATCTCCCCGCGCCCACCATCGTCAAGCCCAACACGGTGATGGACGTGGTGCTTTACACCGGCACGGGATCTGCGCTGACGCCTACCAGCACGCTCGGTTTCAATCCCGATTTGGTATGGATAAAGGGTCGCTCTGGTGCCACGGATCACGCTTGGTACGACAGCGTGCGAGGTGTTGAAAAGCGGCTCGAATCCAACAACACCGACGCAGAAGTCACTAGCGATAGTGGTGTGACGGCGTTCAACTCCGCTGGTTTTTCGGTCGGCACACTGGCGCAGGTCAACACCAACACTGCCACCTATGCGTCATGGCTGTGGGACGCCGGAACCAGCAACGCAACCAACACATCGGGCACAATTACGAGCACCGTCCGCGCCAACATCTCGGCGGGGTTTAGTGTGCTGACTTATACGGGCACGGGATCAAACGCCACTGTCGGTCATGGTCTAGGCGTGGCGCCTGAAATGGTCATCGTCAAATGCCGCAGCAATGCAAACGATTGGGCTGTGTACCACAAATACAACACAGCAGCACCAGAAACTGATTATCTGCTTTTGAACTCGACCGCTGCTACTGCAGACGACAATACTTACTGGAATGACACTGCACCGACAAGTTCTTTATTTAGCATCGGCACAAACACCGACGTAAATACCAGCGCCTACACCTATGTGGCCTACTGCTGGGCACCTGTGGCGGGCTACAGCGCGTTCGGCTCGTACACCGGGAATGGGAACGCGAATGGACCGTTTGTGTACACAGGGTTTAGGCCGGCCTATGTGCTGATCAAAGGATCAACCAGCATCACAAGCTGGAACATTGTTGATAACAAACGGCTGGGCTACAACGCCGACAACTACCGCCTGTTTGCTGAAGGGAGCTCAGCAGAAAATGCCACCGGCATCTTGGACTTCACGTCCAACGGTTTCAAAATTCGCAATACGGGTGGCGATTACAACGACAACGCCCAAACATACGTATACGCCGCCTTCGCGGAATCACCTTTCCAATACGCCCGAGCGCGGTGATTTACACCTAGCCATCCGCCTTACACTTAAACCAGCGCACCAGACCCATGCCTTTCATCCTTGACGGCCGGACATTAAGCCCAGACGCCCCGTTCCAGCACCTGGGAATCCGCTACCCGGCCAACTGGCTTCGGCTGGCCAGCCCCGAAGAGCGCGAAGCTATCGGAATCCAAGAGATCCCCGACCCCCCGAGCTGGGACCAGCGTTTCTACTGGGGCTATGACGCCGAAGGTCACCTGATCCCTAAGGATCACACCCAACTCGTCGAACAGTGGACCCAACAAACCCGCACCACGGCCAACACGCTGCTAGCCCCGACCGACTGGATCATCATCCGCGAAGCCGATAACGGCAAAGTGGCCGACCCGGTGCTGAAGACCTGGCGGGAAGAAGTCCGCCTGGCGGCTGGCAGCAAGGTGTTCGAGATCAAACAGACCCCCGACACTGCCTCGTTGGCTGCGTACATTACAGGCGCTGACTACCCCGCTTGGCCGCGTGATCCTTACGCCCCTGTTCCTGCTGAGCCTGTTCCTGCTGATGGGGTGGAGCCTGCTGGCGATGGCAGCGAAGGCTGATGGCCGTCCGTAGCAAGACCGGCACCGCTCGCATCGAGCATCAGCCGGGACCACCTAAAACCACGCGCCAGGGGTATGGCCAGCAGTCCAGACCTCGGCGCCGCGGCCGCAAACCACTAAGAGGCCAAGGTCGCTGATGGATCGCGACACTTTCGAGAATTGGCGCAAGATTCGCGACCACCTCGAGCGTGTCGGGAAGACGAACAATCACTACTACCGCCGTGCTCTTGCCATCCTCGCGGGAAGGCCGGATCCGTTCGATCGCTACGATGGATGGGATGGAAGTCGCCACAGCGATGGCTGAAGAACCACAGAGCGTAGGTGGCGTCTTCTCCGCCTCGCTGCCCACCGTCTTAGCTACTGGCATGATCGCCATCGGTGGTCTGCTGATCTC